TATGGCTAAAGCATTGTCACCTAAAGACACAGGTGATTTGATTAACTCTTTATATGTCACCGCAAGGCGACCTAGTAGAAAAGATATGAAGTCAAGATATGTAACACCAAAAGATTCTGTTATATCTCTCGTTTCATCTCGACCAATTCCTAAAAAAGTAAAACAACAATTTCAAGCTCAATATGGTGATCTAAAAGGTAAAGAATACAAAAAGGCTAGAAGAAAGTTTTATACTGAAGCAGGGGTTATGTTTGACGCTAGAGCTATAGCAAATGAATTTGGCACAGCTAATATGTCAGCTAAACCATTTATGCGAGTATCATTAGAATCACAAGCGCAAATGGTAGCAACAAGATTAGGAATGATTATTAAACAAAAAATGGATGCTTATAAAGCTAAAAATTTAACAACACAAGGGAAATAAGACATGAGCAAATTAGGATCAGCACTCGGTAAAAAATACGAGGAAAATAGGTTATCAGTATTAACTAGATCGTTTGAATTAGGCGATCATACATTTAAAGTAAGAGTGCCAAGCGTTCAAGAAATTGAAGCTATTTATAATTACTTTAAAAATCCTAATGAAGATAAGGTTGAAGCAGAATATCAGTTAATGATAAAAGCCTTTGAAAATATTAAAGATCAAGAAGGTGTGGAAGTTAAAGATAATGATTTTATTATTGACGGCAGATCAGTAAGAGAAACTGCCAAGAATAAACATATATTGCAACACAGAATAGTTGAATATATTAAATTTCTAATACCTGAAACTGGATCATTAGAAGATATAACTTATGAAGATGTAGAAACTGAATTTCCATTATCAGTTCAAATGACTTTAGTGGAAAAAATTAACGAGGTTATTAGTCCTGACTATAAAGATATAAAGTCAAAGTAGTAGGCTCGTTAAGAACCCAAGTTCGGGCGGCTATGGTCTTTAACGGGCATACAATACAAGATATAGACGCTTTAGATGAAGCAACCATGAATGAAATAACAGTCATGTATGCGGATGGGTTAGTTGGAAATAGAGGTTTATTAAATATGCAAGGAACTCTAGTCGCTGGAGTTTTTAATTATTTAAGAGCAAGTGGTAGCCAACCTTATACTCTAAAAAGCGTTTTGGGTAGTGCTTACGAATATTTTTATGGTATAGAAAAAGCTGATCCTAGCCAATCTTTATTAATGTTTATGTCGCAAGCGCCTAACTTTAAAATGGACAGATTTAAAGGTAAATAACAATGGCAATTATTTCAAGATTAGCGGTTTTACTTGGGCTTGATGCAGGCGAGTTTAATGCCAATCTAGGTAAGGCAAAAGACAAAGTAGAAGGCTTTAGCGCAGGCGCAAAAATATCATTAGGCGCTGTTGCGGTTGCCTTTGCCGCTTCCGCTCGCGAAGCTATAAATTTTGCTGATAGAATTGAAGAAGTATCAAAAGCTAATGATATGTCGATTCAATCTGTATTGCGTTTGTCAAGCGCATTGCAGTTAAGCGGTGGCAATAGTGATGATGCTGGTAAGCTCATGGCATCATTCGCAAACAAAGTTGATGAAGCCGCGCAAGGTGGCGAAAAAGCACAAAAAGCCTTTTCATCTATTGGTATATCTCTAAAAGATTTAAGAACCCTTACTCCTCAAGAATTATTTGAAAAAACTGCAATTGCTTTAGCTTCTATTGAAGATACTACGAAAAGAAATGCTACGGCTATGGATATGTTTGGCCGAGCAGTTCGTGGCCTTGATATTAAAAGTTTAGGCGATCAATTACAAAGCAATAAAAACAAATTTCAAGAATCAGAACAAGCATTTATTAGAATTGCTAATTCTATTGATCGTTTAGATAAATTAACTTTTCAATTAAAAGTTAATCTTGCTAATGGACTTGCACCTGCTTTTGATTTTGCAACACAAGCAATGGAAAGGCATTTTGAAAAACAAGGCAAACTGATTGACAGATTTGCTGAAGTTAGAAAAGAAGCTGGATGGTGGGCGGCATGGTTAGATAAAGAAGGGTTAAGAAAGTATGTAGCTCCAAGCGAAAGAGAATTTGGATCGGTTCAAGGTGCTAATGTTCCTGGCATTATGTCAGGCATTGGTGGTATGGCCGCAGGTAAAAAAGATATTAGAGAAGTTGCGGAAGCAAAAAATAAAGAAGCTGAAGCTGAAGCAAAAAAACAAAAAGAAGCTTTAAAAAGGCAACAAGAATTTTACGAAAAAGAATTGCTAATTACTCAAGCTAAAGGTGAAAGATTACAAAAAGAAAATGATTTGGCTTTTGCTACAGAAAATGAAAGAAAGTTTCAATTAGAAATATATGATATTGAACAAAAGAGAAAGCAATTAACTTTAGGCGATCAGTTTGGCCGCAGGATGTCAGACGAACAAGCTGACGCATGGATGGAAGCAGAAAAGGTTAGAGCTAGAGAAGCTTATCAAATTAATGAATCACAAAGAAGTTTTGAGTTTGGCTGGAAGAAAGCTTTTGCTAGTTATGCTGACAATGCTACTAATGCCGCTCAAATGGGTGAGCAAGCATTCGTATCTGTTACTTCAAATATGGAGCAAGCATTAGATACTTTTGTTAATACAGGCAAACTTAAATTTGGTGATTTAGCTCGTAGCATTATTGCAGACCTTATTAAAATTCAAATGAGAGCGCAATTACTTTCTTTATTTAAAGGTTTTAGTGGTATATTTGGTGGCGGTGGTGGCGGTGATGGTGGTTTATTTGCAACTGCACCAAGCGCAGGTGGCCTTAAATTATTTGCTAATGGTGGCGATCCACCTGTTGGCGTTCCTTCTATTGTTGGTGAGCAAGGCCCTGAATTATTTGTTCCTAAAACCGCAGGCACTATTATTCCTAATCATCAATTAGGTTCTACTATGGGCAATCAACCACAAGTAGTTTATAATGGCCCTTACATTGCTAATATGAGCGCTATTGATACACAATCAGGCTTACAATTTTTGGCTAAAAATAAACAAGGTGTTTGGGCTAGTTATCAATCAGCTCAAAGATCACTACCTCAATCGAGATAATATATGGCAACTCTAAATACAATCCTTTCCATATCTGAATCTGTAGGTATTGAAGATCAAAGATTTATCGGTCAAATGATGAGCCGAAATCAAAGAATTGCTACCTCTGAAATTATTGGAGTGCAACCTTTTGGCTTTGATATGAAGCCTATGAACTATCTTTTATATTCTCAAAATAGACCATTGCTTTCAACATTAAGAGCGGCTGATCGAGAGTTTGAACAATACCTTAATTTTGGCACAACAGGTTGGGTTAATTATATTGCTTATCAAGGCGATATGAGTTCTGCTGAAATTAGTGCTTGTCAATATCAAACGGCTTCAGCAAATAAAACTATTGTATTAGGCTCATTACCTACAATGGGCGCTACAGAATTTATTGTAAAGACAGGCGACTTCTTACAAATTAATCGTTATGCTTATATAGCAACTGCCAATGTTCAAAGAGGTAGCGGCTCTACAGTTAATATTCCTGTTCACAGAACTATTATGACTACCCTTGCAAGCCCTATGTTTGCCGTTATTGGTCAATATGGCATTACACAATCAATAGGTGGTAATACTTTTACAGGCGTTACTTTCCCTGTCATACTGCAAGATTATCCTACTTATACACTTATCCCAATGACAAATGATTCATTTATTCAATGGTCAGGATCATTTAAAGCAATAGAAGCAGTCTTATAATGGCAAACAATATACCACCAATACAAAATACGAATAATATAAGGATGGCGGATTTTATCCGCATCACCACTCAAAATGCTTTAGGTGTTACTGAAATCTATCGTTTAGCTTCTACTCCTTCCGTATTAACTATTCCTGCCGTTGATGCATTACCTTTTGATGCACTTGGCCCATTAGTTAAAGTAGGTGATGCAAGTAGAGATATAAAATCAACTGCTAGTGAAACTTCTGTTACTTTGGTTGGTATTGAATCGGCTCAATTAGGTTGGGTATTAAGCAATAAGATTAAAGGCTCTTTGATTGAAATGTGGCATGGCTTTTTTGATGATAACAATGAACTTATAACTACAGGCGGCACAGGTGGCCTTTATAAGTTTTTTACAGGCTATGTTAATTCATTTAATATTACAGAGCAATGGTTTGAAGAAGCAAGAATGTATTATGGCGTAATTAATGTAACCGCATCAAGCATTCAAATTATTTTACAAAACGGAACTGCTGGAAGATATACCAATAATAATTCATGGCAATTTTTTGCGGCTGGCGATACCTCAATGAATAGAGTTTCTATCATTCAAAATATTAATTACTTCTTTGGTAAGGATCGCGATCCAAGCCAGTATAGAACTTGATAAGACAAGCTAACAAATACGATATAGATAAGATAGTAGAACTTTTAAAAGATTTTGCTATAAAGACAGATACTCAATTAAAAGGAAGCCCATTAGACTGGTCTAAAACTTATGTAACGCAACTTATTACAAATATAATAGCTGGACAAGGCTTTATATTAATTGATGATAAGCAAACAGGAATTCTTGTAGCATATAAAAGCCATTGTTTTTGGAATGATAAAAGTATTCAGCTACAAGAAGTTATGTTGCATGGATATAACAAATTTGTTATTACTAGATTAATTAAAGAATATACCAAAATAGCAAAAGAATTATTAAGAAAAAGGGAAATTAATCAAGCTACAATATCATCTTATGATAATTTAAAATTTGAAAGATATGGAATGAAATTAATAGAATATCATTGGGAAATTAATTAATGAGTAAATTAATTAAAGCAATAGCTTCATTTGCAGGTGGTTTTAATCCAATTAGTTTTGCAATTTCAATGCTTGTATCTACAGTATTGTCAAAAGTATTTGCACCTACCCCACCAAGTTTATCCAATCAACAACCTGAACCTAATCCTGGTTCTCGCGCACAAACTCCGCCTGCTGGAAACAATAAACTTCCTGTAATCTATGGCAATGCTTGGACTGGCGGTATTATTACAGACCTTTCTATTACTACTGATAATCAAACACTTTACTATGTATTTGCTTTATCTGAAGTAACTAATACAGAATCATCAAGTGTTGGCGGCGCTGATAATATAACTTTTGGCGATGTATATTGGGGCGGAAAAAAATGTATATTTGATGGCACAGATTTAACTAAAGTAGTTACATTGCGCGATCCTAGCACAAATCAAGATCAAGATATTTCAGGATATATGAATATTTATTTTTATAAAAATGGATCAAATGAGCCTGCTAACTCATCTTTAACTGCTACTCAAGTAATGACACAAGCAGGATTAACTTACATTTGGGATGGCTCTCAATCAATGACTAATTGCGCTTTTGCAATTATTAGACTTCAATATTCACAATCAAGAAATCTTGTAGGTCTTTCTGCTACTAATTTTGAATTGACTAATGCTCGATCAGCTCCAGGTGATTGCTTTTTAGATTACTTAACTTCTACTCGTTATGGTGCATCAATTCCATTAGCTAGTATTGATACTGCAAGTCTTACGGCTCTTAATACTTATTCAAATGCAACTATTACTTATACGCCTTTTGGTGGCGGTTCTGCAACTATAAAACGATTTGAATTTAATGGCCAATTAGATACCGCGCAAAAAATAATGAAAAATATTCAATCAATGGCTGATTGCGCTGATTGTTTGGTTAAATATAATGAAATTACAGGTCTTTGGGGTGTGATTGTTCAAAGCCCAGCTTATTCTGTAGCTATGGATATTAATGATAGCAATATAATTGGCGCTATTACAGTTAGCCCTATTGATATTTCTAATTCATTTAATATTATTGAAGTTAAATTTCCTGATGGCGATCAACAAGATTCATTTAATTCCGCAACTTTTGATTTAGCAGTGCTTAATCCATCTTTAATGTTTCCTAATGAGCCTATTAATAAACAATCGGTTAATCTTTATTTAACTAACAATTCTGTAACGGCTCAATATATTGCTAATCGTATGCTAGAAGCGGCAAGAGAAGATTTACAAATTCAATGCGAAATTAATTATATTGGGCTTGAGTTAGAAGCAGGCGATATTGTTACTGTAACTAATACTAATTATGGTTGGTCAGCTAAACTATTTAGAATATTAAAAGTGGTTGAAAAATTTGGTGATAACGGAACTGTAACGGCTTCATTAAATTTATCTGAATATAATCCTGCGGTTTATGATGATTATAATGTTACCGAATTTACACCTGCTCCTAATACAGGACTTTCTAGCCCAACAACTTTTGGCACAGTTTATGCACCTACTATAACCGCTCAATTTCCATCTATTACTAATCCTGCATTTACAATAAGAATACAAACATCAAGCGCTGGTATTTCTGAATATGCAGAAATATATTATTCAGCTTATCAATATCCTACAGACGATCAACTTATATTTGCAGGCACTACTGAAGTGCAACCAGGCGGAAGTCCTTATGTAGTTGATACTTATATGCCTGAAGTTCAATTATTTAACATACCCGCAGGCGATTGGTATTTCTTTACTCGCATGGTTAATAATCTTGCTAATAGTAATTATTCACTAGCATCAACAAAACTTACATGGCGACCAACAACATTTCAATACACAGAAAAATTTGTTTCTGTAGCTTATGCAGATAGCATTGATGGATTAACTAACTTTAATTTAAGCCCTACAAATAGGCTTTATTATGGTCTTTATAATAACAACTCTACAAGCCCATCAACAACACCTTCAGACTATAAATGGTATCTAGCCGATCCTGCTTTTGGAACTAATAAATTCTTATGCTTTATTAACAGAACAGGTCGTAAATTTAGTTTTGATACTGACTTTGCTGATTTTGCTTCAGGCACAGGTCAATTTGTGCCAACTACTTTTGCAGACTTTGATCCTAGATTATGGTCAGCTTTACCTAATGGCTCTAATGTTATTGATCTTGATAATAAAACAGGTCAATTAATTACTACAGGAACAACCACAACAGGCACAGGACAAGTTAAAGTGTCTAATACAAGCAATGGTCAATTGATTGCGTCTTTAGATGAATTCCTAGATTTTGGTGGGCCTGCTACTTTTACAGGATCAGCCGCAACGATTACAGTTGATATTTATGGTCGAGTGGTAGGTTTTACAACCCCTGATGACTTTTTTATGACTATAGATTATTTTGATGCTACAAGCGGTCAAACAGTCTTTTTAGTTACTCGTGCCGCAACTTATATTCAAGGTCAATGCCTAGTATTCCAAAATGGTCTTTTATTATCTGATACAGAATACACAGATACGGGTGGAAGCACAGGCACAGTTACTTTAAGCACAGGCGCTACTTTAAACGATGTCATAACTATTTATTCAATGAGAGCTATATCTAGTGGCAATTATTATGACAACACTTATCTTAATGTTGCAACTGTATCGGGTGCGGATGTTACTTGGAATGTTGCTGAAATGCCGCATCAATTAATTAATCCTGGCGATATAATGACTTTTGATAATGTAGGCACGCCAACTCAATATACTGTATCAAGTGTTAATTACGGAACGGCAACTATTACATTTACTACTTCACCTACAGGATTAACGGCTGGCGATCCTATATATACCTTTAGAGCTTCAGGATCAAGTTATCCTGTATTTAGTCGATTTGAAGATACACTTACTTCAAGTTCAACTTACACACCTACAGATTGGCATTTTCTTTCAGGTTATGAGCTTCCTTTTTATAACGGAACTATTGTGCCTGATACTGATTATGATATTGTAGGCAATACTTATACTATTACCCCAGCAGTATCTAGCGGACTTTTAACTATTATTCAATTTAGCGCAAACAATACGACAACACCTACAGGCACTCCGCAAAATGTCATTACTTTTACTACTGTTGCACAAACTTTTTATTCATTTAATTTTACAAATGGGGCTTTAGGAATTTATGCAAATGGTGTATTATATGAAGGCGGTGTGGATTATACGACTTCTACTAATAGCTATACATTAACAAATAGCCCAACACAATCGTTTATAATTCAACAACAAACATTCGCTCGCGCAGGTGCGGCATAAGGGGAAAAGATGACACAGGCATTCAATTTAAGTCAATTTGCCAATAAGGTAAATACTTCAGGACAAGCAGATTTAACAACTGCTGTTACAGGCACTTTACCTGTAGCTAATGGTGGCACAGGAATAACATCAGCAGGTTCAAATGGTAATGTTTTAACATCTAATGGCACAGCTTGGGTTAGTCAAGCATTGCCAGCAGGGGGTGTTACATCTTTAAACGGACAAACAGGTGTAATTACTAATACTGGTTATGGTAATATTGGAAGTTATGTGGTTGGTCGTAGTTCAGATGCAACAAGCTATGCGGCAGGTGCTACTCTTGCTGGTGCGAGTTTAACTGTTGGAAGTCCTGGTTATTATTGGGATGGTAGTAAATTTGCCAATGCTGGGGGTAGCAGTGCTGTTACTACTGAAGGAGCGGTAGGAAGTGGAACTTGGCGTTGCATGAGTGGCGCAAGGTCTGGCCCTTTTGGTTGGGCTTGGACTGGTCTATGGGTTCGCATTAGTTAAAAGAAAAATAAAAGGAAAATAAAATGAAATATACACAAGTGAAAAACCCTATTTGGGCTAATGCAGAACATACAGTCATTAATTGTGAAGTAGACTTTTATGACTTAAAAGAAGAATTTGTGCAGTTTTCAGCAGTTGCTAGTGGTGATTATGAACACTCACATCAAATCTTTGCAGAGTGTATGGCTGGTAAATATGGTGAGATTGCAGAATTTAAACCATATATTCCTACAACGGAAGAATTAGCGCAACAAGTAAGAGGACAAAGAAATGCTTTGCTACAAGAATTAGATAGTATTGTAGGCAACCCATTACGCTGGGCATCATTTTCTACAGAACAACAAACAGAATTAGCAAATTACAGACAAGCATTATTAGATGTGCCGCAACAAACTGACTTTCCTGATACTGTAGATTTTCCTGTAAAACCTACAATTTTAGGTTAAAATATTATATACAAGATAAGACCATTCGCCTTCTGTAAGCATATAGGGGCGTTATTAACCTAGTGAGGAAAACATGGCTATCTTTAACAAAAATACCCTTCAACAAGTGTCGGGCTTTGATAATGAAATCATTGCAGGCGAACTTGTATATAATCAAAAAACATTTTGGAATTTAGCATTTAATAACAACGGATTACCTGTTGATCTTACAGGCGCTACTATTAATGCATCTATTATCCGTAGGCAAGTATCAAATATTCGAGATAGTCGCTATGGACTTACTTTTGATATTGCTGATTATACTCCAGCCCCAACCCCTGTTTCATTAGCTATATCTAATCGCGTTGATGCTTCAGGCACATTTACTTTAGAAATAGATGAATCTACATGGTCAGTAATTTCTACTGATCCACAATTAGATATTAATGCTCAAAACTGTGTAGGCTTTTCAGGTCGCATTAAAATTTCATTCCCAGCTTCAGGATCAACTCCCGCTCAAGATATGATTATCTTTTTATTATTCCTTGTTCGCTCTGATGGCGTGGTAAATTAATATGGCTAACTATTCTATTGATGTTATTGATAGCAATAATTTAACTGTTAATGTAACTCCAACACCAACAACTGAAATTACTATTGATCGTGGCGTGCAAGGTGCTTCAGGTCAATCAGGCTATTCAGGCTATTCAGGTTTTAGTGGCGCTGGCATAAGTGGCGCAAGTGGCTTTAGTGGCATAAGCGGTTATTCAGGTTTTTCAGGTATTAGTGGTTTTTCAGGCATAAGTGGTTATTCGGGTGATAGCGGTATTTCAGGTTTTAGTGGCGATAGTGGCATTAGCGGTTGGAGTGGCTTTAGCGGAATATCAGGATGGTCAGGCTTTAGTGGCATTAATGGTTTAAGTGGCTACAGTGGCATTAATGGCTTCAGTGGTATATCAGGCTGGTCAGGTGAATCAGGTTATAGTGGATTTTCAGGTATAAGCGGATGGAGTGGCGACAGTGGTATTAGCGGATATAGCGGTGATAGCGGTATAAGCGGATTCAGTGGCCATTCAGGTATTAGCGGCTTTAGCGGTTATTCAGGTATTAGTGGCTGGAGTGGCATATCAGGTTATTCAGGCATATCAGGATTTAGCGGTATCAATGGTGAATCAGGTTATTCAGGTCAAGATGGTGCTTCAGGCCATTCAGGCTTTAGCGGTTATTCAGGCGAGGTTGGCGCTTCAGGTATATCAGGCTTTAGTGGATGGAGCGGAATATCAGGCTTTAGCGGTGCAAGTGGCACTTCAGGATTTAGCGGATACAGTGGCTTTTCAGGTGAAGTCGGTGCTTCAGGCGATTCAGGATTCAGTGGATGGTCAGGTGAAGTAGGTGCAAGCGGCATAAGCGGCTTTAGTGGCTATAGCGGAATAAGTGGATATAGCGGTGATAGTGGCTATAGTGGCGCAAGTGGGTTATCAGGATATTCAGGCTTTAGTGGAACACCTGGAGCATCATCAAGCTTTTTTGAATACGATGCGCACACAGGATCAACTTCAGGTTATCCAGGTGATGGTGCTATTGGTTGGAATAATGTAACTCAAATAAGTTCTACGGCAGTTAATGTTTCACATCTTGATAAAAATAATGATGATATTGATATTTATTTAGCATTATTAAAAGTAACCGAACAATTTGTTATTCAAGATAAAAGTTCAAGTGTTAATTCTCAAACTTGGGAAATTAATGCAACACCTATTAATTATAATCCAGGCACAGCTACTTCTTATTGGGAATATCCTGTTACTTTAATTTCAAGTGCAGGCACAGGAACTACAGGTTTTTCTAGTAATCAAGATTTAATATTTGCTCTTGTTAATGGTGTGTCAGGCTTTAGTGGCTACAGTGGATTTTCAGGCTATAGTGGGTTTAGTGGCGCGCAAGGCACTAGCGGATTTTCAGGCTATAGCGGTGAAATAGGAAGTCCAGGTCTTTCAGGGTATTCAGGATACAGTGGCTATTCAGGTTTAGTTGGTGATTCAGGTTATAGTGGTTATAGCGGCATATCAGGATTTAGTGGCTACAGTGGAGCTACAGGTCAATCAGGTTTTTCAGGCTATAGCGGTGAAGTAGGAACGCCTGGTCTTTCAGGTTACAGTGGCTATAGTGGATACAGTGGATTACAAGGTGATTCAGGTTATTCAGGTATTAATGGTGCTAGTGGCACTTCAGGTTTTAGTGGCGCTAATGGTGCATCAGGCTTCAGTGGATATAGCGGCGAGGTTGGTGCAAGTGGATTCAGTGGCTATTCAGGTATGAGTGGAGCTGATGGCGCAAGTGGTTTTAGTGGATATTCAGGCACAAACGGAACGAATGGTGCTTCAGGCTTTAGTGGCTATTCGGGCGCTGAAGGTGCTAGTGGTATAAGTGGCTTTAGCGGTTTTAGTGGCGCTCAAGGTTTGTCAGGTTATAGTGGTATCAATGGATTTTCAGGTATAAGTGGATTTAGTGGAGCTAATGGCGCTTCAGGATTTAGCGGTTATAGTGGCTATTCAGGATCGGGCATTAGCGGTTTTTCAGGATATTCAGGAAGTGGTATATCAGGCTTTTCAGGTTTTTCAGGATACAGTGGCGCGGGCGGGGGAACATTAACTTATGATGAGTTTAATGCGACTGCTTCTCAAACTACATTTACGACTTCAGCAACTTATACAAGTGGAAAAATACAAGTATCAGTAAATGGTGTTATTATGGACAACGGAACTGATGTAACAGTTACAAGCGGAACTTCAGTTGTTTTTGCTACAGGCTTAACTTTAAATGATAGGGTATTTTTAATATATCCAGCATAAAGGATTAATATGGACAAGATAACACAAGATGCTTTGGCATACTTTAAAAAGCATGATCCAAACCATTACAGATTTTTACTTACAAATAATTATGAGCGAGCGGTTTTTCTTAAAGGCGATCCAGTCTATCCTAGAGAAGCCACTCGTTATCTTTGGGCTAACCGCAATCTATTAGGCAAGAATATTCTTGAAATAGGTTGTTCTACAGGTTACGGCTCTCAATTCTTTCCTAATGATGCAAACTATATAGGTTTAGATTACGATCCTCTTATTATAGAGGTCGCACGCGAACAGGAATGGGGCTTAAACGCATCTTTTACAAATGCTGATATTAACACCTATCCTTTAGCTCAATATGACACCATAATCGCTTTTGAGTTGATTGAGCATCTTGATAATGGATTAGAGATAGCTCAAAAACTTAAACAACATTGCAAACGACTTCTTTTAACAACTCCACACAATGAGCCTAGAGGTTTTTGGGGTGAGCATCATAAGCTTCATGGCCTGAATGAATCACACTTTCCCGACTTTAAATTTAATTATATAAATGAGCATGGTTATATTTCAGAAACTTTACCTGAAATTAATCATGCCAATAAATTTAACCTTATGATTATGCGGTGGGATCGTGGATAAAGTTCTTTGCTCTGTAGCAACAAGAGGTCGTTATCAAACTACTTTACCTTTAACGCTTAACGCTATAATTAATCAAACAAAAAAGGTTGATAAGCTCATTATCTTTGATGACAATGATGAGCCACAAGATATGCGAAAAGAGTTGGTCTATGGCTACTTTTTCCAAATGCTGGATATTAAAGGCATTCAATGGGAATGGTTATATGCTCATAAGAAAGGTCAGCATCATATTCATCAAATGGCCAACACTATGGGCTTTGATTGGGTATGGCGGGTTGATGATGATGCAATACCCGAACCTAATGTCTTACAAACTCTATTTAATTACACAAGCAAAAAAGTAGGTGCAGTAGGTGGCTCAATACTAACTCCGCCATTACAATTTGAAAGCTTTAAACCTACAGGCAAAATAGAAAATATAAATACAGAGCCTAACATTCAATGGTCATTTATTCACAAGGTCAAAGAAGTTGAGCATCTTCATTGTTCTTTTCTTTATAGAGCTGGGGTGCATGATTACAATACAGGGCTTTCAAGAGTAGCTCATAGAGAAGAAACTTTATTTACTTATGGCCTATACCTAAAAGGATATAAAATTCTTGCAGTGCCTAATGCAGTTAGTTGGCATCTTAAAAATCCTAATGGTGGTATTAGATCAGAAACAAATCAAAAATTATATGAGCAAGATGAATTAATATTTAAAAACACACTTAATTATAAAGACAAAAAGATTGTAGTGCTTAATTGCGGTATGGGCGATCATATTGTATTTAGTCATGTAATGCCTGACATTACAAATGCGGAAGTCTTTACTTGCTATCCTGACATAGTGCCAGGCAAATCTATTGCTGAAGCTAGAGCTTTATTTGGCGATATAGATCAATGGAGTATTTATAGAAAAATGGCACAATGGAAGTGGACTGATAGTTTAGAGAATGCATATAGGAAAATGTATCTATGATTATTATTAGTCCTTATGCTAAAGCTTTGAGAAGCGGAAAAACTAATGCAAAAAATTATCCTTACTGGAAGGAACTCATTAGACTAATTAAAGAACCAATAGTTCAAGTGGGCATAGATGGTGAAGAACAATTAGTCGATGACTTTAGAAAAAACTTATCGCTTGATGAGCTTGGAAAGCTTGTTGATCAATGCAAAACATGGATAAGTTGCGATTCTTTTTTTCAACATTTTTCTTGGGATAAACAAAAATATGGTATAGTATTGTGGTCTGTTTCTGATCCTTTAATATTTGGACATCCTGAAAATATTAATCTTTTGAAGGATCGGAATAATTTGGTTCAAAACCAATTCTTATGGTGGGAACAAACGGAACATGATGCTAACAAATTTGTCAGTCCTGAAATAGTGATAGAAAGTTTGAATGCAAAATTCCCATGAAACCATTGACGATCACTTCGATTTTCTACAAAATAAAACAATCAAAGATGTTGGCACTGATAGTTACGATGGTAAAAATTATTTGGTTATTTTACTATCTGATGGCTCTGTTGCTTATATATCTAGCGGCAACAATGATGGTAGCCTTTACTTGGCTATTGAAAAGCATCTTATCAATTAGTAGAAAGAAATAATATGGATATGCAAGAACATACGAAGCATGTATTAGATACAGTTTCGGGCGTTACAGTTTTAGGAACTGTTATGAAATTTTTACCAGCAATAGCGGCAGTCTTATCAATAGTTTGGTATTGCATTAGAATTTATGAATGGATTAAATCTAAAAAATAAATGGCAAAAGATAAGATAAAACATCAAGCTTATTGTCAAAAATACCGAGAAAATAATCGCGCATTAGTCCTTTTAGGTCAGGCTAGATATAGAGCCAAGAAAAAAGGTATTGAATTTAATTTAGAATTATCCGATGTAGTTATTCCTAAAGTATGTCCTGTATTAAAAATCCCTCTTTCTGCTGGAAGCTCTAGCGGTGGCCCTCGCGGATGCTCACCCTCACTAGATCGCATTGATAACACTAAAGGCTATATTAAAGGCAATGTCCAAGTTATGAGCCATAAAGCTAATACAATGAAGCATTGCGCTGATAATAATGAATTGATATTATTTGCTAACTGGATTAAAAAAACTTATAGAAAGGTCATTGATGAGTAAATATAGTGAAGCTGGTAAGGGATCAACTAATAAGCTTAAACAAAAAAGCTTGTATGATGAGAACTACGAAAAGATTTGGGGTAACAAAAAGAATAAGCTTTATGAGGAACGCTATTATGATTCCGATGAAACAACATCATGGGATCAAGATAAAGTTGATATGATTGGCCTTAATAGCAATACAGGCGATCACTATATTAAGTGATATGTTATGGTGTCATAAATGATTGTATATCAATGCAATGCTAAATGGGCTATGGCGCGCATGCATAGGCGCTATGTAAAAATGAGAGTGTCAAACAAAAGCAAAAGACGACATGATAGAGTAGAAGCTTACAGACGGATATGGTTTTGGCATCAAGATAGATGGGATCAAAGACATGGTGTTGAAATAATTATTCATTGATTGTAAAGTATGCTTTACATTTGTTTTCACTCAAGTCATTGATTTATATAAAAAGAATGAAAACAATTTGCATGAAACTTTAATAATTAAATCAAAA